ACCGTCGGCACGTCAGAAAGTCCTAGTTCCACACTGGCATCATACCGTTGGTTTCCGGCTATAATCACCAGTTCCCCAGTTCGATCAGAGAGTATGATGGGACGTGCTTCGAAGTAGTCCGGATTACTATGAATAGACTCTTTGAGTATCCGCATCTGCTCCTCTGATATGGTTCTGGGATTGTTACCCAGTTTTTTAAGGTCTTCTATTTTTCTATAAATTATCTCCATTGGCACACTATTTTACGTTACGAAAATAAAGATACCGAATAATCCACGAACGGACTATCTGGTATCAAAGAAGTTACTGACAAGATTTGGCAGAAGGTTTTGCTTAATATGAAAAAAGATATTAACTTTGAGACAAATCAAATATCAATATAAAAATGGAAACAAGTA